TACAACAGCTTATGTTGCTGCTGCTAACACAGGCTTGGGTGCTCTCACTGATGCAGCGATTCGTCGTTCCATTCAGCGTTTGGATGACAATGACGTTCCTATGGATGGTCGTTTCCTCTCCATTCCACCTTCAAGCCGTAACACTTTGATGGGTTTGGCTCGTTACACTGAGCAAGCTTTTGTTGGTGAACAAGGTGGTAACAACACAATCCGTACTGGTGAAATTGGTAACCTGTACGGTGTACCCGTGTTTGTTACTTCTAACGCTGATACAACATCTGGTTCTACAGCTTGCCGTATTGCACTGTTGGCTCATAAAGACTTTGCAGTCTTTGTTGAACAACAAGGTGTTCGTGCACAGACTCAGTACAAACAAGAGTACCTCGGTACATTGTTCACAGCTGACACACTGTATGGTGTGAAAGAACTGCGTGACGGTTCAGCAGTTGCTTTGGCTGTTCCAGCCTAAGTGATAGAGGGTTCCCACTGTAATAAGTGGGAGCCTTTTTAATGTGCTTCATAAAGCATATCAGAAAGGTAACATATTATGAAATTTAAATGTAAGACAACCAATCTAGTTTATAGCTTTGAACACGCAGTTGATATTGTTTCAATGGAGAAGCACCCAGACTACGAGGCAGTACCTGAATCTGAACCCGTAGTAGCAACTAAAGCAACTAAGAAAACAGTAAAGCAAGATGAAGACACTATCAACGGGGTATAACCTAACAGCTGCTACCCTGACTACTGTATATACAGTACCTACAGGTTATTACGCTAAATGTATCCTATTGCATACTTGTAATACATCACCCAGTAAGCACATAAGTTTTAATTGGTATAGAGCCTCCACAGCTACAACGATTGTGGTTGTATCTGAACAAGTAATATCAGCTAGAACAACACTGGACTTGTTAACTAATAATCAGTGCTTTGTAATGGAAGAAGGTGACTACATTACATCTATTACTGAAACTGGAGCAACAATGTCAATCGTAGCTACGTTCGAGTTATACAGAAAAGGCGAGTAATAATCATGGCAACAACTCCTCAAGCACTGACACCTGAGCAGATACAGCAGATTATTGCTGCAGGTCAAGGTAGTTCTGTTAACATTGGCGGGACTATCTATCAGCCTCAGTTTGCTCAGACTGGTAGTGGTATGGATGCTCAAATGGGTGGTCTTGAGAACATCTATGGTTACACACCTGAGCAGAACAAAGTAGGTGGTTCATACAATATGTATAGCCCTACAGGACAGTTTCAACAGACAGGTACTCAGCAAAAAGTTGATACATCTCTTAGTGGTGCAGTTAAGCAGATGGTACAAAACCCCGGATTTCAAATTGCAGCACTTGGTTATGGAGCAAATGCTCTTATGGGTGGTGAGGGTTTGTTGAGTGGTAGTGGTGCAGCAATTCCTGCTGATGTATGGGCAGCTGAGATGGCAGCAGCAGCTCCAGCCTCTGAAGTTGCAGCAGCAACCGCAGCAGCCAATGCAGCTGCAGCAGCCTCTACAGGTCTAACAGCTTCACAAATTGCTAACTTAGCCAAGGCTGGTATTAGCTTAGCAGGTCTTACAGCAGCTAATAAATTAATTAGTAATCCAGCTACGTCAACTAAGACAACTGCAGCTCCTATCACATACTCAGGCGGTGGTGCTGGTGGTTACTCTCCAGACTACTTCAGTCAAGTACAGAGCAACTACAATAGTTTGATGCCTAACGTACCTCGTGACGTTGCAAGCCCATTGCAGAACTGGTACTCAACTGAGTTTAATCCCGGAGCTTCTGTAACTGGTAGCTTGTTTGGTGACATGACTGGTGGCACTACTGCAGGTGGGATGACTCCTAATGCAGCAGGTGGTGTTAAGCCCATAACAGCTCCAGTTGTTAAGCCTGTTACTACACTTCCAACAACAACAACAACAGTTCCTACAACGACTATACCAACTACTACTGTACCAACCACTACAGTTCCTACAACGACTACACCTGCTACAGTTATTAACCCCGGATCAACTGGTTATCAGTATGCTACGACACAACTAGGTTTAAAACCTGCAGAGTATTTAAACAACATTAATCAATGGATTCTAGATAATCCTAGAGCCTCTAGAGATCAGATTGATGCTGCAATGTCTTCAGCAGGTGTTAGTCAGGCTGACTTACAAGAGGCTCTACGTACCACAACATTCTCAGATGCTACTAAGTATGCTTTGACACACGGTGGTAGCCTTGGTGATTTAAATAATATTATCACTAACTATATTGAACAGAATCCTACAGCTACTAATGCTCAGATTCAAGCACAGCAAACTCAGTATGGTATTTCAGACCAAGACATAGAACGAGCTATGACAGCTTTGAACTCTTCACCAGCTAAAGAGTATGCTGTTATTAATGACATGGGTTTAAACCAATTCTATCAGAACATTGCAGATGTAGCTAAGTCAGGAGTATCAGCCGCTGATGCTGCAGCTCAGATGAGACAATATGGCGTAAGCCCCGGAGATGTCTCAAAAGCTTATAGCTTGTTTGCTCCTTCTGGTGGTCTTACTTTAGATGAAGTCTTAGCTGCTTACAACAAATAATTCCACAGGAACTTAAATGGCAAATACAATCATTACAAAGAACAGTAGCACAGCCTCTGCAGTTCCTGCTGCAGGTGACTTAGTTGCTGGTGAGTTAGCTGTAAACACTACAGACAAGAAACTATTTACCAAAGACAGTGGTGGTACAGTTGTTAAAGTTGTTGGCTCACTTGGTAATCAAGAAGCTTCAGCACTGGCTGTCACTGGTGGTACATCAGCTGGTGTAGCCATCACTGGTGGTACTATCAACAATACTCCAATTGGAGCAACCACTGCAGCTGCTGTAACAGGTACTACAGTAACTGCTACTACTGCTTTTGTTGGTGCTATCACAGGTGCTGTTACTGGTAACGTAACTGGCAATGTGACAGGCAATGTAACTGGTAATGTCACGGGTAACTTAACAGGTAACGTAACAGCCTCCACAGGTACTTCATCGTTCAACGATGTCACCATTAACGGTGGCTTGAACATGAATGCTGGTACTGCAGCTACCATTACTAACCTTACATCCCCAACTAATACTAACGATGCAGCTACTAAAGGCTATGTTGATACATCTATCAGTAATTTAATAGCTTCAGCACCTTCTACATTAGATACACTTAATGAAATTGCTACAGCTTTAGGTAATGATCCTAACCTTTCTGCAACACTAACAGCATCTATTGCTACTAAGCTTCCCTTAGCTGGTGGTACAATGAGTGGTGCTATTGCGATGGGTACGTCTAAGATTACAGGCTTAGGTACTCCTACAGCAAACACAGATGCAGCTACTAAAGCATATGTAGATAGTTCAGCTGCTTCAGGATTACCGTTGTCCGGTGGAACCATGACAGGTAACATTGTCATGGGAGCTAATAAGGTAACATCTACAGCTACTCCAACAGCTAACAGTGACCTAACAACTAAAGTATATGTTGATGCTATTCTAGGTAGTGCTACAGCAGCTGCTACCTCAGCATCCAATGCAGCAACTTCAGAGACTAATGCTGGTAACTCAGCCTCTGCAGCCTCATCATCGGCCTCTGCAGCCAGCGCATCAGCATCTTCAGCTGCAGCGTCCTATGATTCCTTTGATGACAGGTATCTTGGCCCTAAGTCTTCAGCACCCACTGTTGACAATGATGGTAATGCTTTGTTAACAGGTGCTCTGTACTGGAACTCTACATCATCTAATCTGTTTGTATGGTCTGGATCTGCATGGACTAGCGCAGCCTTCACAGCAGGTGGTTTCTTAGTTAACACTAACAACCTATCCGACGTATCTAATACATCTACTGCCCGTACTAACTTAGGTTTGGCAATCGGTACTAATGTCCAAGCGTATAACGCTAATACAGCAGTTACTAATGCTGCACAGACATACACAGCTACTCAAACATTCTCAGGTTCATCTTCAACTATTGCTACAGTCTTAAACGATGCAGCAGAAGTAACAACTGTTTCAGCTACAGCGGCTACTGGAACGATTAACTACGACATTACAACTCAGTCTGTCTTGTACTACACAAGCAATGCTTCTGCTAACTGGACAGTTAACTTCAGAGGCTCTAGCGGTACTTCCTTGAATACTTTGATGAGTACAGGTCAATCAATGACTGTAGCTTTCTTGGTGACTCAAGGTTCTACTGCTTACTATAACTCTGCTGTGCAAGTTGATGGCACTACATCTGGTGTTACGACAAGGTGGTTAGGTGGTGCGCCTACTGCTGGTAATGCTAGTGGTATCGATAGCTATCGTTATCTGATTATCAAAGTTGCAAACGCTACTTTTACTGTACTTGCCTCCAACACACAATTTAAGGCTTAATCCTATGCCATTACAAGCAACTAGCGGTGCGGCTTCTTATGATGGGTTTGGCGGTGGTGTAGCTGCTATTCCTAACTACATTGAGGATGTGTTCAGCACATACCTCTACACAGGCAACATTACAGCACGTTCAATTTCAAACGGTATTGATTTGGCAGGTAAAGGTGGGTTGGTTTGGGTTAAAAGCCGTGCTGCTGCCAGCCATTATTTACAAGATACTGCAAGAGGTGTTACTTACACTTTATCTAGTGACTCAACTGCAGCTCAATCAGGGCCATTTACTGGAACAGTAACTTCAGCAAATGCTGATGGATTTTCGCTTGGGACATCTACCCTTTTAAACGGAAATTCAGTTAATTACGTCTCATGGACATTCCGCAAGCAACCAAAGTTCTTTGATGTTGTGACGTATACGGGGGATGGAAACGCTGGTAAAACTGTTGCCCACAATCTAGGTTCTGTGCCAGGATGTATTATTGTTAAACGCACCGATGGAGCAGCTTTTTGGGGTGTTTATCATAGAGGTGTTAACGGTGGAACCAACCCCGAACAGTACTATTTAAAGTTAGACGGAACTGACGCACAGATTGGGCCAAATTCTGCTTTGTGGAACAGTACAGCGCCAACATCGACAGAATTTACACTGGGTACAGCCAGCGGAGTTAACTTTTCTGGTGGCACTTACGTTGCCTACCTATTCGCCCATGACGCAGGAGGCTTTGGTCTGACTGGTACAGACAATGTAATTTCGTGTGGGTCGTTTAGTTGTCCCGGTGGTGTTGACGCAACAGTAAACCTTGGTTATGAGCCACAATGGGTTTTGTTTAAAGATTCAGGTGCAGATGGTAATTGGCAAATTGCAGACACTATGCGTGGGTTTTTTGCTACTGCGGCTGGTAGGGCACTCTATCCAAACTTATCTGCTGCAGAGGCTGCCAATCAAATTGGTATCAATTTAACAAGTACAGGATTTGTTTCAAACACTGGTCAGTTAAATGGAACATTCATCTACATAGCCATTCGTAGAGGCCCGATGAAAGTGCCTACTGTGGGGACTAGTGTGTTTGCGCCAGCTTATGGTTTAAATGCAGGGGCTAATGGGCAAGCATGGAACGCAGGTTTTCCTGTTGATATGTATATAAGAGATAATCCAGCGGCAAGTGACTTTTATACAAGCGACAGACTTAGAGGGTCAGTTAATTATTTACTTACAAATAGCACTGCCGCAGAATCAAATGTTGCATATTCTGACAAGTTGGATAATAACATAGGCGTTTTTTCTACAAATGCTTATGACTATAGAACTTGGATTGGTTGGCAATTTAGACGTGCCCCCAGCTTCTTTGATGAGGTTTGCTATACAGGGACGGGGGCAAATAGAACTGTAACGCACAATCTTGGTGTTATACCCGAGTTAATGATTGTTAAATCAAGAAGTGCCGCTGGCAATCAATGGGCTGTTTATGCCGCACCTTTGGGTAATACAGATGTTATTTATTTAAACAAAACTGATGCTACATCGTCTAATCAATACGTCTGGAATAACACCACACCAACATCAACAGTATTTACTGTATCTATTGCAGGGGCGGTAAATACTTCTGCGGCTACCTATGTCGCCTATCTATTTGCCACTTGTGCAGGTGTTTCTAAGTGCACCGCGTTTACAGGTACAGGAACACTACAGACTATTAACTGCGGGTTTACTTCTGGGGCGAGGTTCGTCCTCATAAAAAGAACTGATGCAGCAGGAGATTGGTACGTCTGGGATTCAAGCAGGGGGTTATCGTCATCTACAGACCCATACCTTTTATTGAACTCTACAGCCGCAGAAGTAACTTCAACAAATTGGGTTGATACAACATCAACAGGATTTCAAGTTACAGCCGCTTCAGGTAATAATGTAAACATTAACGGAGCCAGCTACATAGCGCTGGCGATAGCCTGATGGAATACATTTATATTATTGAAAACACCAACACAGGGAAGTTCTACATTGGTAGAACGAATGACCCTGCACAACGCAAACGTGCGCATTTCTCTGAACTTCGCAGAGGTGCTCATGGCAATCCAAGGCTTCAGTATTCATTTAACAAGCATGGTGAGCAAGCGTTTGAGTTTAAAGTGGTTGATTCTGCGACACCTGAACTAATCCAAGCAAAAGAAGCTGAGTGGTTCAAGGCTTTTGATGAAGACAAGTCATATTTGTACAACTGCCATTTCAAGACAATTGGTGGTGAAGGTTTATCCAGACCGCATACACCAGAATCAAAGCTAAAGATTTCTGAAGCTATTAAAGAAGGCACACGCAAGTACATCTTTGATATTCTTGATAAGCGTTATGCAGGAACTGGTGTAAAAGCATTGGCAAAAAAATATGGAGTTGGTGCTAATACCCTGCTTGACTACACTCCTGAGTGGGAACAACTGCGTGGCTTAAAAATGCCAAAGAGCGTACAAGAGGAATCATCAAAGCAACGAGTTGCTGAGTTTGTTAGGTTGTTTATGGTTGCTGGTGATGCGGCTTTACACGAACTAAAGACTATTGGTGTTTCTCGTAGGTCTTTGATTAAATATCTACCTGACTACGGCTTATCTTTTAAGGACATTAACTTAATTAAATGGCGTGACGATGCAAAACATAGAGCATTAGAAGCTATCAAAATGGTTAATGAAACAGGTTGTACAGCTTTACAAGCTATTAGAGAGTGCAATGCTACTGTCTCAAGCTATTACAAATACCGAGGAGTTTAAAATGCAAATTCGTTTACGTTCAACTGGTCAAGTCATGTACGAAAGTGAATTTCGTGCATACACAAAAGCCAATGGTGGCCCGTCATGGGACATAACAACAACTGAAGTCTTAGAGGCTTTGGGTGCTGATGTAGTCTTTGAAGGCCCACAAGCTACAGGCGGTACTGTTTACCAATACTCTCAAGCCTCTGGTGTTGAGCAGATTGATGGCAAGTGGTACACAAAGTATGTGCTTGGGCCTGTCTTTACAGACACTACAGATGAGACGGGCAATGTCACAACTGCTACCCAGCATGAGACTGCTTACAAGGCTCAGAAAGATGCTGAACAGGCTAAGTCTGTGCGTCAGTCAAGAGACACCAAGCTGGCTGAAACTGATTGGCGATTTCGCAGTGACATGACACCCTCACAAGGGTGGAAAGACTACTGTCAAGCATTAAGGGATGTGCCTTTGCAGACAGGTTTCCCTTGGACAATTACTTGGCCTGATGCACCATGACAGAAGAAGTAACCCATGAACAAATCTACGAGAGACTGCTTGCAGTTGAAACTAAGGTAGATAGCATAGAGAAGAATACACAAGATGTAATCAAAGCCTTTAACGCTGCTTCAGGTGCTTTCTTAGTACTTGAATGGATCGCTAAAGCTGTGAAACCTATCATTATTATAGGTGCTTTCTTCGGGGCTATTTGGTTAGCTATTGATAGTAAATTTAATGGAGTTAAATAATATATGAAACAACCTACTAAAGGTGCTAAGAAGATGGGCAAAGTAATGCACGAGTACAAGACAGGTACTCTGCATAGTGGTAAAGGTGGCCCTGTGGTAAAGTCACGTAAACAAGCCATTGCTATTGCTATGTCTGAGGCTAATATGGCTAAGAAGAAGTCTAAAAAGTCTTGACATTTACTTTAAAGTATGTTAATATAGTATTACAAATATAAGGAATATTAATGGCTACGACTTATTTACAGTTGGTCAATAACGTATTGATACGGTTAAGAGAGACTGAAGTATCGGCAGTTGGAGATACTCCTTATAGTTCTTTGATTGGTGTCTTTGTTAATGATGCTAAAAGAGAGGTTGAGGATGCTAACGATTGGAATTGTTTAACTACTACTATTATCGTTCCGACAGTAGCAGGTACTCGTAACTACACACTGACAGGTTCAGGGCAGAGATTTCGTACCTTGGATGTCTTAAATGACACTCAAGACTATCCAATGACTGCAGTACCAACTAACTGGATGAATAGACAGTATTATCTAGGTACAGTACAGAGTTCAGCTCCCTCATACTATAACTACTCAGGTATCACAAATGATGATACTAATGTAGATGTATGGCCTAGACCTGATAAAGTATATCAGTTAAGGTTTGAAGTAGTTATCCCTCAAGTAGACTTATCAGCCAGTGCTGATCTATTAAAGGTTCCTCCTCACTTAGTACAAATGTTAGCATATGCTAAAGCTGTTGGTGAACGTGGTGAAGACGGTGGTTCAGGCTTTGGTGAAGCATATCAACAGTATCGCTTAGCCTTAGCAGATGCTATTGCTATTGAGCAGAATCGTTATGATGATGAAACTACTTGGGTTGACATCTAATGGTAGCTAAGCTTTTAACCACTACTGTGGCAGCTCCGGGTTTCATGGGGCTGAATACTCAGGATAGTTCAGTCTCTCTTGAGGCTGGCTATGCTACTGTGGCTAACAACTGTGTAATTGATAAGTTTGGACGTATTGGTGCTCGTAAGGGATGGATACTGTCTCATACAACTAATACTGACTTAGCCAGTGCTAATGTCAAAGCTCTTGGTGAGTTAATTGACAATACTGGTAACTCATACATTATTGCTGCTGGTAACAATAAACTGTTTAAGCTTGTAGGTACTACTCTTACAACTTTAACATACGGTGGTGGTGGCTCAGCTCCTACCATTACAGACAGTAACTGGCAGATGGCTCCGCTGAATGGTGTCCTGTATTTGTACCAAGCTGGACATGATCCTCTAGTGTTCGACCCTGCAGTCAGTACAACTACCTTTAAGCGTATATCTGAGAAGACTGGCTATGTAGCTACAGTGTCCAGTAACAATACAGTTATCAGTGCCTATGGTCGTACATGGAGTGCTAATAACTCTACAACTAAGAGTACCATTCAGTTCTCAGACTTACTTGCAGGTCATGTCTTAAGTACTGGCACGGCTGGTACACTGGATGTAGCTCAGGTGTGGCCTAACGGTGCTGATGAGATTATATCCTTAGCTGCTCACAATAACTTCTTAATTGTCTTTGGTCGTAGACAGATTCTTATTTACTCTAATGCTACTGACCCTAACAACCTTACATTGTCAGATGCTATTACAGGCATGGGCTGCGTAGCTAGAGACTCAGTAGTAGCCACTGGTAGTGATATTCTATTCCTATCTGACTCAGGTGTACGTTCATTGATGCGTACCATTCAAGAGAAGTCAGCTCCAATGAGAGATATTAGCTCCAATGTACGTGATGACATTGTACTTGAAGTTAGTTTAGAGACTGCAGCTGACATTAAAGCTGTCTACTCAGACAAAGAAGCTTTCTATCTGTTGTCTCTACCAGCTCGTCAGTTGGTGTATTGCTTTGATATGAGATCACAGCTTCCTAATGGAGCTAACAGGGTTACAACTTGGGATGGATTAGTTCCAACATCATTTAAGTACACCCGTAATAAAGACTTGTTATTTGGTAAGGTAGGTACTGTCGGTACTTACTCAGGTTACAAAGACAATGCTAACTCATATTTAATGAGATACTATACAAACTACTTTGACTTCCAGTCACCAACTGTGATTAAAATCATGAAGAAAGTAGGCGTAACAGTTATTGGTGGTCAAGGCTATGCAGTTACTTTAAAGTTTGGCTTTGATTACAGTGACATCTTGAACACCAGACAGTTTGCTTTGGCTAATGCAGCCATTGCAGAATACAACATAGCTGAGTACAACATTGGTGAATATGGTGGTTCAGCTTTTGACAATAAGATTATTAATATTGGTGGATCAGGTAAGGTTATTCAATTAGGCTTTGAAACCAATGTATTTAATAAAGCAATATCCATTCAGAAACTTGATGTCTACGTTAAGACAGGGAAGACACGATGAGTAATTATACAAAAGCAACTAACTTTGCAATTAAGGATAGCCTGTCAACAGGTAATGCCGGAAAGATCATTAAAGGCACTGAGATTAACACTGAGTTTGATAATATTTCTTCGGCAATAAGTTCTAAACCTGATGCTAATAGCGGTGCTCTTACTGGCACAACCACTGCAGTGAATCTTACTGTCTCTGGTACTTTAACGGCTACTATTGATGGAGGTACATACTAATGGCTGATCCCTTTGACTGGACAAGTTTACTTGGCCCACTAATCGGCACTGCAGGTAGTGTCTACGCTTCTAACCAAGCTGCTAATGCAACCACTGCTGCTGCTGCACAGGCTGCACAGATGGCTCAATTCAGACCTGTAGGAGTTACTACTAGGTTTGGTAAGTCAGGCTTTAACTATGATGAGAATGGAAAGCTTATCGGTGCAGGTTATCAGGTAGCCCCTGACGTAGCGGCAGCCCGTGAAGGTTTGATGGGTATGGCTGGCACTGGCTTAGGTCAAGCTCAGCAGATTCAAGCATATCAACCTACTGTCAATGCTCAAGCTGCAGGTCTGTTTAACTTAGGTGCTGGCTATGTAGCTCAAACACCTCAAGCACAAGCTCAGAACTGGATGACTCAACAGCAACAACTGTTAGCTCCCGGTCGTGAACAGACACTGGCTAATTTGACTAATCAACAGCAACAGCAAGGTCGTTTAGGTCTAGCCACTGGTGCTACTAATGCAGGATACACTACTGGTGCTCAAGGTTTGCAAGCTACTAATCCTCAGATGGCTGCATACTACAATGCTCAAGCTCAACAGGATGCTCAGTTGGCTGCTCAAGCTCAACAAGCTGGTCAGCAACAAGCTACATTCGGTCAAGGTTTGATGACTGGTGGTTTGAACTTAGCAGGTCAAGGCTTTGGATTACAAACACAAGCTTTGGCTCCATATACTCAGTATGCTCAAGGTGCTGTTAACTTGGAGAACTTAGGTCAGAATGCTTTGACTCAAGGCTCAGCTTTGGGTGCAGCAAGTACAGCAGGTGCTACCAATGCAGCTAACATTCAGAACACAGCAGCAGGACAAGCAGCAGCTCTACAACTACAACGTAACAATGCCATTGTAGGTGGTTTAACAGATCCTATTAGTCAGTTGATTAGTGGACTAGCTGGTGGTGGCTCTGGTGGTGTTAATTATAATGCTGTTGTTAATCCCTACTTCCAGACATCTTAAGGAGAGATAATGGCTACACAGTCAATTCAAGGTTTATTTGGAGGCATGGGTACTCCTGAGGAAATGCAGCAGCAAGCAGTCAATCAAAAGGCTATGCAGTTTGCTCAGATGTCTCCTCAGCAACAAACATCCTTTAACATCTATAAGAACACAGGTAACTTAGGTCGTGGTCTAGCAGGTGCTATGGGTGTTGATGTACAAGATCCTGCAGTGCGTAGAGCTACAATGCTTCGTCAATTAGCCTCTCAGTTCGATACAAGTACACCTGAAGGTTTGAAGCAAATGGCTCAAGCTGTTCAAGGTACTGATCCTGAACTTGGTTATCAGATCATGCAACGTGCTCAAGAGATGGAAAAGACTACTTCTGAAATAGATTATAAGAAAGCTCAAGCTACTAAAGCACTATCAGTTAAAGAAACTACATCTACTTCTGAACGTAATCGTAAGCTTATTGCTGATGCTGAAGTTAAACTTGTTGATGGTAAGCCTTTAACCAATGCTGAACTAGCTAACCTTCGCTGGTTAGTTGCTCAAGAGACTAAGGTTAAGACATTCCAAGATCCCGATACTCGTGAGATTGTTCGTATCGAGCCTATTGATTTGTCTCAAGCTGCTCCTAACTTGTTCAAACAACTTGTACAGGCTCCTGCCACTTCAGTTGGGGCTGAAGGAACTGCTCCAGCACCTCAAGGACAACAACAACAACCAGCAGCGGCAGCAGGAGCACCTGCAGCAACTTATGGTGGTGGTAAAGTTACTACAATAGCTACTCCAGCTTCTATAGCTAAAGTTCAGCAAACTTCTGAAGCTAAGGATATGGCTATTAGTCGTCTTGATGAAGGATTAACAAACATTAATCAAGCTATGGAACTTATGAAGAGTCCTACAGCTAATCCTTGGATTTCAGCATGGACTGAGAACTTTCCAACAGATGCTCGTGCTTTGAACAATGTTGTTACATCTTTGAAGAGTCAGAAGACTATTGATCTGATTACACAGATGAAGCAAGCTTCTAAGACAGGTGCTACAGGATTTGGTTCTGTCACTGAGAAAGAACTTGATTTATTGCAATCTGATATTGTTAAGTTGGATCAACGTAGTCCTAACTTTAAACAAGATCTACAGCGTCTTCAAACAACTTGGACTAACTTACAGAACAAGATTAAGAGTGAGCAAGCAGGTAAAACACCAGCAGCAGCATCAGCACCTAATGCTAATTTAGATGCTAAGGTTGCTAAGTTCATGGCTGCAAACCCTGCTATGTCCAGAGAAGCTGTTATTGAACAGATGAAGAAAACTGGACACTATAAATAAGGAATACAATGGCTGATAATCGTCCAAATACACGACAGGAAGCTTATGATTCTATTGTTAAGCAGATTAACGAAGAAAAGACTAAGCTTAATAAAGCTATTGCAAGTGGTGAAATAGCTAACGATTCTCGTGCTGTTATTGACAGTAAGTACTATAAAGAGATTAATAGACTTCAATCACAGTTGCGTTCTACAGGGCCAATAGGAGAACTTGGTGCAGGGATGACATCTGCAGCTGTAGGGTTACTTACAGGTATTCCTGATATTGGTATTGCAGGTTATAACTACTTTGCTAAACCTGAACAACCTGTTACACCTCTTCGTGAACGTGTGATGGAGTTTGCTGGTATGTCTCCTGAAGCAACCTCTAAAGAAGGTGCTATGCTTCAAGCAGCTCCAGATATTGCTGTGGGTGCTTATGGTGCAGCTCAACTCGCTAAGTTAGGTTATACAGGCATTAAGAACTGGCTCAACAATCGTAAGACACAAGAACTACTATCCAAGCTTCCTCCCGGAGATAAGAATGCTTTTAGTGATCTTATGCTCAGAGGTCAAGGCAGTTCTAATACTGAAGTAGCTGCACAGATTGCTAAGCTTGAGAATGATCCTAAGTATGCTGAGATTCTAGCTGCACTTAAACGTGAAGCTTCAACTCGCAGTGTTTCAGGAATGACACCAGCTGCCTCTAGAATTACTGAGGAACAAGCTGCTGTAGGTTCTGCACAAGCTGTACAGAATAAATTGATGGGTCTTTCAGAGTCTCGTAAAATAGCTGGAGATCAGTCATTCAGTAAAGCCTTTGGTTACGGTGAGGGTAAGCAACTTGTAGACCCTACTAATACTGTTGCTAAGATTGATGAGTTAATTGCTCGTTACTCTAAACAAACTACAGGTAATGCTGAAAGAGCTGTAGAAGTTCTCAATAGTCTTAAAACCAAACTAACTACTCCTTCTGCACCTACGACTCCTTTTACAGCTGTAGGTGGTGGTGTTCAACCTTCAAACTTAAAGACTGCTGAAGAAGTACAGGGAATACTGTCTGAGTTTGGTAAGAAAGCTTCTCAGGGAGATAGTTTAATTAAAGACTTAGCTTTGTCTGATGAGAAGATTATCAGTTCAGCTGTCTTTGGTGGCATGAAAGATGATCTTGCAGCTGCTTTTAAAGAAGCTTCAGGTTCAGACAGAACAGCTTTGGGTATGCTTATTCGTGCCACCAAAGAC